GCGCCCGGAAATCATCGTCGGTTATGCCAAGCACAAGACGACTGCCCAGTGGAAGGAATCTGGCGGCGAGGTTAAATCGTGTGATGTTACGCTGCGCCTCGGTATTGATTTGCCGGATCGCAATGCGTTGCGTAAACTGGAAGACAGGCATCCGAAGATGTGGCTGCTCACTCACACTTTGGGTGAAGGCTCTTTCATGTACGCCGTCATCATCGAAGCCGGAGATGATGTGGGGATTTGGTCTGGAGTCAATTCCAGCATTCGCGTCACAGCCAAGCCATCTAAGGCGAAAGCGACGGAATGATTCTCGCTCGGCCCTGAGTTATCTCCTTTCTTGTTTAACCGAGAAGAAGGCGTGCAGTCTATGGCGCCTCACACGGAGCAAACTAACATGGCACCAATTATTGCTCAAGGCGTCGGTAAAACGTTGCGAGCGATTTCCTCCACCCTTCTGCCTGCCCACACCAAGCGATTGGTTTTCTGGAGTTCGTTTTACAGCAAGATGTGTGGCGCGCAGAAGTTTACGAAAGAGCAATGCGATCGCTTGAACGGCACCATGAAGTTGGCAAAAGATCGCAATGCCCTGGACCTGCCTGCCAAGCTTGGCAAATTCATCTGGCCTGAACTGGAAGAATGCACAGCAGCGGCGCGCACGGCCATCCGCGGCGAAAAGAAAGCGGAAGAAGCAGCAGCGGATTTCCTTCGCAGCATTCCGAAGTGGATGCGCTATGCATCCGATGCTTTCATGCTCAACGACTTCATGCAGCTCATGGCCACGCACCAGCGGCTTCGAGCGCCGTAAAGGCAAGACCTTACAGCAACATAAACCCCCGTACCGGCCACAAGCCGGTACGGGGTCTTTATGCTGTCGCGGTAGGTTTAGTAGCGCAGCGCCTGAATCAGCACGTCACTGGTGTGCTCCACGGCCTTCTTCACCTGGAACACCGAGAACATCAGCAGCGCATGCAGTTCGACGTCACGCGCCATCGTGAGCGTCGCGGAACTGAGGCTCTTGTAGGCTTCGGGCGAGAGATCCGCCTTACCCAGCATGGCCTGCTCACCGAGGGCTTTCAGGAGCTCCGCGGCGTCGCGTGTCATCGCTTCGACTTCGATCAACGAGACTTCGTTGGCCTGACTGATCAGCTCAGCGCCGGCGAAGGCACACTCGGTCACTTCACCCAGCGAGGCGTAGACGTCCTTGAGATTCGCCCGGTCCGTACGCGAACCCGCCTTGGTGAACTTCTCCAGCGCCTGACGGATGCCTTCGCGCTCACGTTCCATGCCCGAGGTTGCGGTCGACAGATCCTGCGTCGAATTGCGGCTGTTCTTGTCGGTAATCAGCGCCGAGACCAGCTGGTTGAAACGCGTCATGCGTTGCTGGATGCTGTTGGTGAAATTGAGCGCCATGCCCAGCACGCCCAAGTATTCCTTGAAGTTGCCAGCAAAGCCTTGCGGCACAAAAACGCTCAGACGACCCACTTCCAGATAGTTCGCATCCTTCAGTGCCTTGTTGAGCACGGTGAGGTTGATCGACATTGGACGCAAATCATACTTGTCGCCCTTATATGTCGACAGCACTTCGCCAAAGGCGTGAGCCAGATTGGGAATGATGTCGGCGGCGCGGTTAGCAACAGCGCGCAGCGAAAAGGCTTCCAGAGCAACAGTGGTGTTCAGCGCTTCCAGCGCCAGCAGCCCTGTGGGTTCTTCGATGTGAAGATTCTTCATGAGTGATCCCTTGGATTGAAAAGGAGGCGCTTGCGCGGCAGCACAAGACACGGGTATTCGGTGTCAAATCATTATGCCCAGGGGCGTGATTCTGTCACAAAATACTGTCGACTAAATCTAATGACCGGGAAAGCCTTTCCCTTCCGAATTCTCCATCGTCTCCCATCTACAATGACAACTGCAAATTTCTCGGCACCTTTGATGCCGGGCCTGACTCAAGCGCCGAACGTGAAAGTCATGGTTAATATCGGCGCTTTGCTGGACATTCCCACCGGCAAGTATTTGCTCGGCAAACATGGGGAGTCGATTCTGAATGGCGGTCTGGGCTTTCTCACGGGCGTCGTCGGTATTGGTAACAACTTCAAATCCACCGTGATGCACTACATGGGCGTCACGATGGTGGCGCGCATGGGTCAGGGCACGGGCCTTTCCACCTACGACACCGAAATCAACATCCACGAGTGGCATCTGGAGCGCATGGTGTTGCGCAACGAACTCTTCGGCGGCGAGAACATCATCGAGTCGGGCCGCTGGCAGATCACGGACAAGACCGTCTATCACGGTGACCAGTGGTACGACAACGTCAAGGAGTTCATGAACCTGAAGATCAAGGAAAAGGTCAAGTACTCCATCACGACGCCTTTCCTCGATCGCGACGGCAAGCCGCTCAAGATCTTGCAGCCCACCGGACTCGAAGTCGATTCGATGTCGGAATTCGTCACGCAGGACGTGATCAAGATGCAGGACGAGAACTCGCTCGGTGAATCGGGTGCGAACACCGTCTCGATGCGTCAGGGTCTGCAGAAGAACCGCTTCCTGATGGAAGTGCCGGCGTTGTCGGGTGGCTCGTACACCTACGTGATGATGACCGCGCACATCGGTAGCGAATTCTCGATGGACCCGCGCAATCCGCCGCCCAAGAAGCTGCAACACTTGAAGGGTGGGGTGAAGCTGAAGGGCGTTCCCGAGAAGTTCACCTTTGTGATGAACAACTGCTGGCACTGCTACAACGCAGCCCCGCTCGTGAACCAGTCGACCAAGGCACCGGAATATCCGCGTGACTCCGACGATGACCTCACGGGCGACACCGACCTGAACGAAGTGACCGTGCGTCAGTTGCGTTCGAAGTCGGGTCCGTCTGGCATGGCCGTCAAGCTGATTGTCTCGCAACAGGAAGGCGTGCTGCCGGCCTTGACCGAATTCCACTTCATCAAGGAAGAAAAGCGCTGGGGCCTGGGTGGCAACGTGCAGAACTACTTCCTGGAATTCTGCCCGGATATCGCACTGTCCCGGACCGCCGTGCGTCGCAAGATCGATGCGCATCCGGAACTGCGCCGCGCACTGAACCTCGCTTCGGAAATGTTGCAGATCACGTATCTGTGGCACGACATTTCGCCCGAGTACCTCTGCACACCGAAGGAACTCTACGACGATCTGATCAAGATGGGCTATGACTGGAAGGTCCTGCTCGATACGCGTAGCTGGTGGGCGCCGGAAGGCGTGCACGACGAGATCAAGTTCCTCTCGACGATGGACTTCCTGCGCATGCGTACCGGCGAGTACATCCCTTACTGGTTCACCGCCGATCAGAAGACCAAGATCGATCTGTCGAAGGCGCAACCGAAGCCGCAAAGCAAATTTTAAACCACGTGCGGGGGAGTCCATCACTCTCCCGTACTTTTTCATCCATCAAAAACCATCATGCAAGAAGCCAACCAACAAGTCACCGACGTCGAATTCACTGAAACGCCGAAGGCTGTCGCGCCCGCTGCACCGGAACCGTTCCAGCCGGCGGTGTTTCTCACCAAGGCACTGATCGAAGCCGGCTACCCGGAACCGACCGCGTGGATGAAGGACATCGATCCGCTCGTCGAAACGCACGAAGATGAAAAGCAACGCATCTTCTTCGCCAACCGCGCGCTGCGGCTGTACCTCGCTGAAATCGAAGGCCGGGAAAACATCTCGCCGCGTATGCTGCTTGCCGACGGCATCGACGGGGTCAAGTGGGCGGCCCTGATGACGCAGGGTGTGGTGCCCTGGCTCATGAATCAATTCGACGAAAAGACCGGCAAGCGTAAGAAGGAAGAGGTCGTCGGTCTCGACGCAGCCGCGGCGGGTACGGCGGACCAGACTGCGATCAATGGCCAGCTGGTCGAATCGACCGACGAAGCGGCAGCGGTGCACACGCCCGCCGACGACACCGGTGACGATGCGGACGACGCGCGTCCGAGCAGCAGCGAGGCCTGATCGTACATGGACCTCCTCGACTACCCAGTGCGAATCTGTGTAGCCGGAAGTAGGTCTTGGCATAACGCATACCTGTTCGACATCTGCCTGAGAGCGTTTCTCTCTTGGGCGGGTGCCGGACAGAAGTATGCGTTAATTTCCGGCGACGCCTGGAGAGGCCCTGATCGTTTAGCGATTGAATGGGCGGAAGAACATAGTGTGTCATGCTTTACTTTCCCTGCCGATTGGGATGGATTAGGTAAGGCTGCAGGACATATCCGTAATGCCGAGATGCGCAAAGTCCTCACCCACCTGCTGGTGTTCTGGGACGGCGAGTCACGCGGCACCAAGGAGATGATCGAAAACACACAGAAGCAGGGTATCCACGTTTCGATGATTCTGGTCAAGCCAGATCAATGGTGGCTCGACTACCAGGCGCGACGTAAGGCCCGCTTTTCCGCTAACCGATTCAAGGCTAGACATCATGAGTGGAAACCGCAAGGCAGCTGAGAAGGAATTGATCGAGTGCATCGAGGCGATTCTTCCCGGCAGCGAGAATACCAAGATTTACCAGGACATCTTCAAGGTCATGCCGGACAGTGAGTTCGAGCGCTGGATTGAAGAACTGGAAAGCGGCGAGCGCTACCTCGCCGTGATCGTGCCCGAGCTGGGCGCGGTGACGTTGGACGTGGAACGGAATCTGAATGTGGCTGACCAATGGGGCCACAAGTTCCTGGAACGCGTCTGGATGGACCCGCAGAACGGCTCTCCTGCCTACCTCTCCAACGATGAATACCTGGTCGTTGATCTGCCGCTCAAGCGTCAGGCTCAGTTCCTGATCAAGAAGATCTCGATTCCGGAGGACAACCGCTCGATCGATACCTTTACGGGTCAGCCGACGGGTAAATCCAAGGGCTCGAAGATCTCCTGGCCGGAACTGCAGATCCTGGCCGCGCTCGGCGGCTTTGACAACACGATCCAGGAGTTCTTCAAATTCCGTGGCGGTGACCTGCAAGGGTTTAACGCCATGAACAACATGATCTCCAACACCGGCGGGGTCTCGCTACACGCGATCGATCAGCTGGGCACCAAGGTCAAGGCGGTCCAGTCGCTCTCGACGCTACTGACCTCGATGCACATTTCGAATTCTGGAATCTGACGAGGTTGCATTTCATCAATAACCTGGCAATACTTAGATACGGGCATTTAAATGTCAACACCTGCGCAAGAAAGTTTCACTGTGAACGCGCCTTTACAGCCGGAAGAGCGTAAAAACACGCTGCTGCATCCGAGCCTCACCTCGGCCCTTCGGCCGCAGGCGCCGGAGAACATGACCATCGCGCTGTCGATGCGTCAGAACTATGCGATGGCAGCCGAACAGATGTTCGTGCATGCCTTGAATCGCACGGTGTGGCAGTATCGTGATCACTACCAGGCGGTGGAGATCATGGTGGACCAGATCCGCAATACGGCGCTTGAATCCATGGCTACTACCGTGGGTCTTGCGCAGGTCTCCGATATCGTGTTCAAGAACGAAGCGATGCGCGAGTTTCTCTTCACGATCCAGATGCAGTTCTTCTCCCAGTTCAGTGAGTTCAATGAGCAGTGGACAGCGATGATCACCAATCTGGCGACCTCGCTGTCGGGCGCACCGCTCATGCCTACGATTGACGGGAGCAAGAACCTGGCACCGAGTCTGGTGGACGCCGCGCCGGAGGAAAACAAAGACCTCACGCCGGACGTGCTGACGATGCGTCGCTTCAGTGCCGAAGAGATGACCGACTGGTTGCTTTCCAACAACTGGCTCATCATGTTCATTTTCGTTTCTCTCTGGGGTAGGATTTACACCTATGACGAACTCCGCGCCATCAACAGTCGCGTTCAAGCCGCCGCCCGACGCTAATATCATCGGCGAAACCAACGACAAGCAGGCCGATGCGGATAACATCTATCTGGATCTGGACACGATCCTCGATACCCGCATGGGCACCCTCGCTGGGATGAGTGATGATCTGGCGGTGCAGGCCCTGCAGTCGGGTCGCTACCACAAGCGTATGGTCGATGAATTCGACGGTGTCAAC